GACTCGCTTTCGCCACATAGCCAATGCTTTCTTGGATTCTTCACTTTTAGTAGCATCTAGGATTGTCGTGACACTAGGTAGTTTAGACCCATCCGGAGCAAGATATTGCCGTGATCCATCAACCTTAACCTTTTTCATATCGCTGTAGGGGAATTTATTAGTTATAGCCATTATGTATAATGCTACCGATATCGGATAAATTCAACTTGTTTGGGTTATTTTAACGCCTTATGAGCCATCTTGGCTACCGTCTTCTTATTATCGTCATCTGTCTTTTCAGTAGTTTCATCATCTGATGTTGCCGAATGTCCCTTGAAGATTACCTTATCTCCTTTAATGTTAGATATAAGGTCTTTGAGTGGCGGGACCTTGATCATGTTGTAAAAGTCTTCGTCATCTAGAATGATGTCATAATCTTGAAAGTAATCTTGAAGTTCTGCTAAAGTATAGTTATCAGGGTCGATCTCACCATCATTAACCTCTTGCTCTAACTGATTTGTTAGAGCAACGATTTGAGGAGTGATTTGAGTATCACCATCTAGTTCAAAGAGGTACATACTTACCTCTTTGAACGACCAACATTACCTGATAGATCGTCTGATCCTTCTGGTTCCGGCGGAGGAGGAGCTTCGGCGCTCAAGTTTGAAGCTACATCTGCATCCATATCAGTCATATCATTGGCTGCTGCTGATTCATCCCCAGGAAGTTCTGCGCCGAACTCTTGCCCACCTTGACCAGTGATCGTGCCTAATGCACTTTGTAGTGTTGTCTTTGATTGTTGCAATGCAGTGTTGAGTGAAGAGAGGGCTTCTGATACTTGAGAATTAAACTGCTCGCTTTCATTTACGCCGATCTCAGACTGAATTGAATCTACTAGCGCAGGAAGTTCCTTGACAAGCATGTCGCTTACTTCTTCCACCATCTTCTGAACCGAATCAACCATATCTTGTGCAGCTAGAATGACCTGTGACTTCTCAACTTCTTCGTTTTCAAAGACGATACGGGGATTTGGTGCGTTCTTAAGGTGTGCTGAGAGAGATTGCTCTACGAATACCAACTTCATGTGTGTTGGATTGCGCTGATTCTTGTGATAATCAGGGGAGCGTCTTGACTCGTTGATTAGTCCTCTGACCTTTTGAAGCATTTGGCTAGTTTGCAGCCTGTTCAAATTAGAAGGATCAAAGTTGTATCCAAAGGATTCTTTAAGTGCTTTCTTTGCAACATTTTTGTTGTCTAACTCATTAAGATTCATAGGTCATAACTCTTTCGTATTTGTTTTAGTATTTATCACATAAACTTAAAATTGGGCTTTTTAGTCCTATCAAACTTGTTGTATTGAATAGTCTTAGAACTATTTATATAGGAATTTATCTCTTCTACGACCATCCTTCTTTTAAAGATGTCTTCTTGAACCTTCATGATGTAAACCCACCTTGCATCCGATTCTGTAGTTTTCTTGAGAATATTCCTATGAACCGATAGTTCAAAGTCAATGCTACACAATCGTAGGTCAAGGTCTACTACTTTTTTGGCTTCTTTGCGTTTATTAGCATTGATTAATGTACACCAGGTTACTGCATTTTTTAACTGTGAAAATTCTATAGGAGATTCCATTGTACCGCTAATTACTTTGTGATACCCAACCCTAGTAGGCACGATGAAATATTTTCCAAATAGTGAATACTTACCATTGTTATCCTTTGTTATCAACACATCCTGAATATCAGACTTGAGTTGGTTATCAAAGAATTTATCAAGTTTGGTTACAGTTTTCATTTTAATCTATTGGATTGGGCAGTGTTAACGAAGAACACTTCATGAATCTATCATTTTTATCGCGAACGATGATTTCAATCTCTCCAGTATCAGTATCAATCATCACCTGTGCATCAATGTTTTCGCCAAATGCAGTGCGGACATCTTCCATCACTAGATCACACGTTTCTTCTGATAAGGGGCCAGACATATATTTTTCTAGAATAACCCTTACAGCAGCACCCCGGGCGTGGTCTATGAAACTGTCATTACTAGTAGCCGTTGACATATTGATTTCTCCTAATCATTATTATTTAATGCTAAATCAACTCAAAGTATATATTTCTTAGCTCATCAGATATATCAAGAAATTCTGGAATTTTCTCAAATTGATCCTTACAGAGTATCATCGGGACACCATCACAGTCGTTGTACAGTGCACCCAGTTCGGTTATTCCATTTTCAAAAACACTTGAATGTTGTACATCAAATTCAAATCTCCAGGAGTGTTTTATTCTATCTTCTTCTTTTGCATATAAAAACCCAAACTGACCGATGTCTTCTTTCAAATCCTGCCTGACAGGAACTTTGATAACTTCAGGTTGGCTTCGCATTGATATGACTTGCAAGAGTGTGTCAAAGTTACATTGTGTATTGCGCCTGTGTAGCCAGTTGTCGATACCATCATGATCAGGCCTAGACCTATTCATCACGCCAGTCTGAGTGATATCAAACAAGGTATGTGCAGCAATACGATGTGACATATGACTATTTACTCAACAAAAAACCCAGGAATAATTAAATTCCTGGGTTCTATGTTAGGTGTAATATCAGATATTACGGGGAGTCAGTGCTTGCAATGAATGTCGCACCAAGCGCACCAGTTGTAGTGTTAGCAACACCTGCAGCAGTAAGTGCTGTGTTGATCGCAAGTACTACGTTAGATGCAGCGCCGTTTGGTCCGCTGCTGTCAACATACCATGCACCAGCTGGATACACAGCGTATGCGAATGTGTCAGGAGTACCTGAAGTATACTGATACATATAGATCGTAGCCAACTGTTGAATTGTTTCAACAATTACATTTACTTGGGTTGTGCTGAATGTAGAACTACCTGAAGCTGAAGTCGTGAAGAAGTCAAGCTTTGGGCCTTGTGGCTGAACTGCATAACCTGAAGTGACAGCATTAAGACCATTGTTGGTATATGCTGGGGAATCTAAGTGCATTACCTGTTGATAATCACCATTTACTTTTGTAAACTGTGCCATTGTAGTGTTTTCCTTTTAAAATGTGAGATCAAAGTCTCATATAACTATTTATGCCTTTGCAAAAAAAACTTGGTTTTGGCTATATTTATTTAGAAGATCCCTTAACATACGTTTTGATTAAGTCAGTTATTAGTTCGGTTGTGGCACTTGGATCTTTCTTATGTAAGTCTGCTATTAGAGCTTTTATTTGATCCGGGGTCCTTTTTTCGGAACCAGCTCCGCCTCCGCCTGCTTTCGCGACTGCATTTTCAGCACCAAATGGTACTCCTTTATTCGCTTGTGCGATAGAAAATGATGCTTGGGCTAGTTGTGTTAATGCTGCTCTTCCACCATCTTTGCTATACGAGTCAGCAACCTTCTTTATTAGCGAGTTAATGTGGTCCTCATCATCATGCCAGTTTATATTTCTCATCCAACTATTATACCATGTTGTTAGATATTTTTGAAGTGATCTATCTTTAGTAGGTGGCGGCGCTGGATCCTCTTCGCCTAAGACGATGCTTTCAAAAATCGCATTCAGTCTGTCATATCTAGATTCTTTAACAGGTTTACCGTCTTTTTTAGCATTAACCTTTAGGTTGGTTTCGGGGGAGGCCCCGGCAGTATAATTAGCGCCGCTACCTGCGATAGGATTGGAAGATGTCTTGGTGGGCCGGGTAATTGCGCCGCCTTTAGTAATTTCACCGGGAGGCGGGGTTGGGCCGGAAGGCGGAGTTTTAGGTGGAGGTTCGGCTGACTTTGCTGAAGGGTCAATGTTTCCGCCACTAATACCGTTCTTTATAGAGATCAAAGCGTCTTTAACGAAGTCATCTATAAAAACGTCTTGAGTAAGTTGTTGCTGGCTACCATTTCCACCAAACATACCCTTCAATGCAGACCATCCTGCACTGACCTCGTTCATCTTTTTCTTTGGGATAGCCTTAAACTCATCAATCTTCATGTTTCTTCCTCAAGCTTTTCGCGAATCTAGCTTGATCTTTACCTTTAATCGCACTCAACAACTTTTTCTCAAGTAATTCGGCCCGTTCGGAAGGGTAGTGCTTTTGCATCAACTCAATGAGATTGATAGCACTTGTAATGATATTTGAGGCGCGTGACTCAATTATATGATTGATATCACGGTTCTCACCTATCGATTGCAGCTCCTCTAGAAGGCTTCGTGTTTTCTTTTGCATAAGATAAAGATCCCGTGATATTATTTAGTCAAAAAACTTAAAATTATTTCTTTAATGATATTCTTAAAAACGGTTCCAAATCCAAACAGAGTTACCACAATCCCAAATACGGTCGTATCCGTTGTTTTGCATGTTGCTCCACTCAGATTGATTAGGATCAAACGTCATCAACATTTCCTTTAGCTTATGCTTTTGATACTTGACTCTAGATGAAAGTGACCCGTCTGCTTCTAGATAAAAGTAATTGGGAGTTGAGTTGTGAGAGAACGAGAACCCTAATTTGGAATATATCGTTCCTAAGAACCACCTTCTGTCGCAGTAGGAAATGACTGAATTAGGAACGTGATTGCGTATAAACTGACTGAATAGTTTTTCTGCACCTCCTACCACACTTATATTATCTTTAACTGCAAATCTCAGCAGTTCCCATTCTGCTTTTTTGCTATATCTAGATTTACCAAAACTCATGATAGCCACTAATTCATCATTGTATGTGAGTCCATAGCAAACTCTAGAGCGTACTGCCCCTTGTAGATGATAGTCTTGTAGGAACGTTGCTTCTGCATCCGATGCAACATTGACTATTTTGCATTTTCTTCCATAAACTCGTTCAGTCTTTCTTAGCAGAAGGCGCAATCTGTTTTCTACGATATCACGTTTTTCTAACCACTCATTCTCAAATATGTGAACTAACCTAACGCCTTCGACTACAGCCGCAACTGTCTTGTTGATATGGTAATTTTGATTCTTGCCCTTTCCTTCTCTGTGCCAATAGATACCATTACATTCAATCCCTAACTTCATTGAAGGGATGTATATGTCTATTTCTTTTCCAGACAAAATCTTGCGGTTATTTGTTTCTATCTCAACAGTATCTCCCAACACTTCACGAATGAACAAACTAACTTCCTTTTCAAAGTATGAGTATTTTGTTAGGTCTATGCCTGCATTTCTGATATACCTACAGAGTATTGAATACGAAATGTTGCATGATCTTGCTATTTCTTTGGCACTATGCAGTTCCAATTGATTTTCTAACCATGCTCGATCCTTGAGGTTTCTTAGATCATCAGTAGAGATATGCTGTTGATTGTAGTGATCTCTTCCGTACCTTTCTAACATAGTATTCTTTGCGCCGTTTTTTATGTCCGCATTCTTGAGAGGAGAGTCTACGCCATATCTTTTCACAAGTGTTTGCTTTATCTTGTTCTTGACCTCTAGATTATTCAACGGAGTGACATGTCCGTAGGTCAGTAGGTTTGTTTTTTCTCGTGCTAGTTGTGTTTTTTTCTTTTCTTCGGGACTGAGAGTTTGATGGTAGGTTTTTAGATAACTTCTAAATTCTTTGGTTTTTGAATAGTTGTATTCCCCGTATTTTTCTAGGTTGGTTCTTCTTATCTTTTCCTTAACCGCCGAGTGAGAAAACGGATTGTTCTCTCCTATCTTACGAGTTGCGCTTGCGGTACACTTAGGTGAGCAATACTTAGAGTATGCATTTATAGACGTGTGCCACTTAACGATGTTATTGCAGCCGGGCAATTCACAACAGGGAACGGCAGAAACGCCATTAAGTATGTGATAAAACCTAATAGCCATGGTCGGATTTTCAGCAAGAAAACTCGTTTCATCCATGATCTTAACATATAGATCGATCAGGTTATTTCGTTCCCACCATATCTTTTCGTTGCATCTTCCATTAATGCTATTGTTTTTCTTAAAACATCTAACTCTTATTCTGTCAACATCATGTGATTCCATTTTATTCTTTCTTTAACGACTGCAACAGTTGTTTCAACTTTGTGGATTGGACATCTGCTGTCACTTTTTGTTGACTACCTTCGTTTTGTGTTTCTACCACATTAGAAGTAGTTCTTATTTTATTCATGATATTACTAGGAGTAGGTTGTTTTTTATCATCACTGTCGATGTCTTCATCAGTAATTCTCATAGTTTCAATATTATATTCTAGATCGATCTTCATACCAACACCAGTAGAACTACGCGATTTCATACACTGAATTTGATACTTCCCGCGTTCTCTCATAGAGCGCGAAGTAAAGATACCAAACACATAGTCAGCAGTATTTATCTTTGAGATACCGCCTGCGATATGACTATGATCAAACTCAATCTCTTCAACCGCACTACGATTCAATTGAGATGCAGTAATCATGAGAACACCAAGTTCTTTCGCAAGATTACGCAATTCTTCAGAGACATACTTGTCCTTGATGAACTGATCGCTTGGATTCACCTTGATACCTACTGGCATGACGAGATCAAGATAATCAATCATCACGAAGTCAATCCTGATACCAGTCTGAATCTGCACTTCTTTGATATATGCACGGATAACATTCACGTTTGACTGTGCCGGAAGTCCTTTGACGCGGTACTGGCCCATCTTCTTACCAGCCATCTTGACCTTGAGTTCAGCATCATCTAGGTTCTTCCGGATATCCTTTGTACTCATGTTCGTGA